GGAGCTCGAGCTGCAAGCTGGCGCCGTAGTCGACTTGAGCGACGAGGTGCTCCAGGCCGCTGACATCGCGCTCATCGAAGGCAGCGTCCTCGTGGGCGACGCGGCTGGGGCTGCGGTAGCACTCGCGGCCGAGACGGACGCGCAGATCCTCGTCGGCGACGGGACGACGCTCGCGTCGGTAGCGGTCTCCGGTGATGTCACGATCGACAACGCGGGCGCTGTGGCGATCGGGGCGACCAAGGTGACGCTCGCCATGCACGCGAACCAGGCGGACGGGACGATTCTGGTCGGCAACGCCTCCAACCGCCCGGTGGCCGTCACACCGAGCGGCGACGCGACGATGGACAATGCGGGTGCCTTCACCCTCGCCGTGCCGAAGGTTTCGGTGCTCACCGAGACACACGCCTTCGGTGCGTTCACGGACAACCTCGACGCCACCGGGCAGGTGGACTTCGCCGGAACCGTGCCCGCTGGTGCGGTCCTGCTCGGCTCCAAGGTCATCGTCGGTGCCGGGTTCGCGGGCGACGTCTCCGCCGCCCTGACGATCGGCGACGGGTCCGACGTGGACCGCTACAACACGGGGACCATCGACGTGTTCAGCACCGACGCCACCGGGGTGGAGTCGGGCGTCCCATCCGGTGACAAGCTGATTCAGGTCGCGAACTCGCCGACCCTGACCATCACGACCAACGCCGACTTCACTTCGGTTTCGGCCGGCTCCGTGACGGTGAGCATCTACTACCTCGAGACGGTCTAACCAGGGAGCTGATCCAATGAGCGAGCAGATCCAAGTACTCGGGCGCACCGGCACCCAGACCAGCCCCGAGGGGCAGTACGCGCCGCTCGCCCTGGGCACGGACGGACGGCTGCTGGTCAAGGCCGGCTCCTACTTGGCCGCCGTGGCAGGGCGCCTGTTGGTCGCGACGTCAGCCACGGGCGGGATCGCGATCATCGCGGCGGCCACCGCCGGCGGGCATCCGACGCTCTTCAACCCGCTCAACAGCGGGCGGATCGTGTCGGTGAAGAAGCTCCTGCTGGGCTACGTCTCGGGGGACAACGCGCCGACCTCGCTGGCGTGGAACATCACGGAAAACGCGGGCAGCCAGGCGGCCACCGCCTCGGCCATCCTCACCGCTACGGCGGTGGCGGCCAAGAGCGCGATGGCGGGCGGCCTGGTGGACCAGAAGGCGATCTGGAGTCCTACGACCAACACCTTCACGGCGATTCCCGCGTTCTACCGTCCGTGCGGGCTCTCGCTCTTCACGGGCGTCGCGGCCACCGCGGTCGCGCCCTGGATGTGGTACGAGCACTACGACGACGATCTGCTCGTCGCGCCAGGCACGGCAATCAGCCTGGTGTCGCAGGCCGCGACGACCACCTCGCTGTTCCGGGTGACAGTCCTCTTCGAAGAGGTCGACGAGTAAGGGATGCGATGCTTGAACCCCGACTGGAGCTCGTAACCGCCCCGGCCCTGGAGCCGCTGACCGTCGCGTCCCTGCGCAAGCACCTCCGGCTCGACGACGAGGACGGCGAGCCCGCGCCTGGGGCTCCGACCGTCGCGCTCGCGTCCCCGGCGGTCGCCGGCAACGTCGACGATGGCGCGCATCGCTACAGGGTGACGTTCGTCACGGCGGACGGGGAGACGGAAGGCGGGACGATCTCCGCCGCGGTGACCGTCGCCGACAAGACGGTGAACGGCAAGGTCGAGCTGACTGCCATCCCGACCGGCGGTGCGGCGGTCACGTCGCGTGAGCTCTACCGCACCGAGGCGGGCGGGACGGACTACCTCGCCCTCGCCACGATCGCGGACAACTCGACGACTACCTACACGGACAACATCGCGGACGCCTCGCTCGGCGCTGCGGCCCCGACGACCAACACGACCGAGGATCCGGAGCTCGTGCGCGCCATTGAGACGGCACGACGTGAGGTCGAGAAGAGGGGCCGGGCGCTCATCACCCAGACGTGGCGAGCGCTCTACGACTCGTTCCCGGTCGTCGAGGTCGAGCTACCGAAGCCGCCGCTCCAGTCGGTATCGAGCGTCAAGTACATCGATGACGACGGCGTCGAGCAGACCCTGGCCACCACCGAGTATGAGGTGGACACGAGCGGCGTCCGGGGCCGGGTCTACCTGGCCTACGAAGGTGAGTGGCCGATCCATCGGATCGAGCCGAATGCGGTCCGGATCGAATTCGTGGCCGGGTACGGGGACGACCGGAGCGACATCCCGGGGAACTTCCTGTCCTGGATGCTCCTCCGTGCGGGCGACTTGTATCTGCACCGGGAAGGCACGGTCGTCGGAACGCTCTCCTCCCGACTCGAGTTCGTCGACACGCTCGTCGAGTCCGAGGCGGTGCTGTTCTGATGGCGCTCAGGGCCGGCCGCTTGAGGCACCGCGTGACCATCGAATCCGCGACCGAGGCGCAGGACGCGTTCGGCGAGCCGATCCCGACGTGGGGTGTCCTGGCAACGCTATCTGCCGAGAAGTTGGATCTGTCTGGTCGTGAACTGTTCCAGGCCCAGCAGGTCAACGCCAAGGTCTCGACGCAGTTCACCATCCGGCACCGCTCGGACGTGACGGCGAAGATGCGCATCAAGCACGCGAGCATCTACTACGACATCGAGTCCTACTCGGATCCGACAGGACTCAAAGAGGAGCTGATCCTCCTGGCCAGCAGGAGCGCGAATTGATCGGGAAGGCTGTGTATGCCCGACTCGCAGCCGTCGCGGGAGTCTCGAATCTCGTGGGCACGCGGATCTATGCGCTCCGGCTCCCGCAGAACGTGACGTATCCCGCGATCCGCTACCAGCAAATCAGCGCGGTCCGCGAGTCCGCGATGGGCGCGGACACGGGCGACGTGACGGCACGGATGCAGGTGGACTCGTTCGCGGCGACCTACGCGGGCGCGCAGGCGCTGGCGAAACAGGTACGGCTCGCGCTCGCTCGGTGGGGCGGTACGGCCGGCGGGATCGTGGTCGAGCACGTCTTCATCGCGAACGAGCTCGACAGGTTCGAGCCCGAAGTGCTGGAGGACGGCACGTCCGGCGTGCCGCGCGTGATGCAAGACTACGTTCTGCATTTTGAGGACGAGGCGTAGCCGATGACGATTGTCCAGTCTCGCAAGCTTTTTGTGGCCGAGTACGCGCTCAGTGGGTACCTGAACGGCCTGGTGCTCGACCTCGATCCGGTCATCGAAGACGATACGGTCTTCGGGGACGACACCCGCTCGAACTACGTGGGCATGGACGCGTTCAGCGTCGAGGAAGAGGGGCTGTGGTCGGCGGGTACAGCGCTGCCCGACACGATCTTCGCCGCGCACGCGGGCCTCGAGGACGTGCTGGCCACGGTCGCGCCGCTGACGGGCGCGGGGGGAGAGGTCGCGTTCTTCGGCCTGACGTCTCAGGGCGCGTACAAGCTCGGCGGCGCCGTCGGGCCCATGCACCGCTTCAGCCTGAGCCTCAAGGGCTCCGGCGGCGCGGGGATGGTGCACGGGACCATCCTGGTCAACGCCAACCTCACGGCCACAGGCGACGGCACGGCCTACGAGCTTGGCGCGGTGGCGGCGACCGAGAAGCTGTACGCCGGGCTCCACGTGACCGCTGTCGGCGGCACGAACCCGACGCTCGACATGATCCTGGAATCAGACGCGGCGGACGACTTCTCTGGGGCGGAGACGACCCGGATCACGTTCGCGCAAGTCACCGCCGCCGGGAGCGAGTGGGCCACGCCCGTCGCGGGCGCGATCAGTGACACGTGGTACAGGATCTCCTACACGATCGGCGGCACCGCCAGCCCGAACTTCGACGTCGTAATCACCGTGGGCGTAAAATAGAGGAGCGGGACCATGGCCATTCTGTCCGATGCCGTAATCTCGATCGCGGGCACCGACCTGTCGGCGTACTGCGTCGAAGCCACGCTGAACTTCGATGCCGAGATGCAGGACGACACCGCGATGGGTGACATCGCGCGGTCGAACGAAATCGGGCTCGACGTGTGGAGCCTGAGCCTCAAGTTCCTGACGCCGTTCGCTTCCGGTGGCCCCGACTCGGTGCTCTCGCACGCGGACAACCGCGGAATCGGCAAGACCGTCGCGATCATCTTCAGCCCCGCGTCGGGTGGCGAGGGCGCGACGAACCCCGAGTGGACCGGGACCGGAGTCATCGGCTCATACAAGCCGGTGGGCGGCCACGTCGGCGACCAGCAGGTCGCGGAAGTTGAGATCCTGTCGGCCGGCACGCTGACCCGCGACGTGACGCCGTAATGGCCAGGAAGCGGGCGGTCGCACGGCTCGAGGGTCTGGACGACCTGGAGGCTGCGATCAAGCGGCTCGCCGTGGACACGCAGGGCGAGGTACTGCGCGAGGCTACGGCGGCCGGCGCGGAGATCACGCGCTCGGTCGCAAGCCAGCTCGCGCCGCGCTCCGCTGACGGCTCGCACGGCAACCCGCCCGGCTTCCTCGCCTCGCACATCGAGGCGGAGGTGAAGTTCACGCGCACGCAGGACAAGGCCGAGGTCCACGTAGGGATGCACAAGGACGCCTGGTACGGGCGCCTGCAGGAGACGGGCACGCAGTTCGCGTCCGCGCAGCCGTTCCTCAGGCCCGCGCTCGATGCGACGAAAGACGACGTGGTCGACGAGATCCGGGACCAACTCAGGAGCCGGATCCTCAGGAGCCTATAGGGAGACGAGATGCTGACACGTGAGCAGTTCCTGGCCGAGTCGGACCTCCAGCGCAAGCCGGTAGACGTGCCGGGCTTCGGCACGGTCGTCCTGCGTGAGATGTCGGTCGGCGAGCGGCTGGACTTTCGCCGGAAGTGGCTGGCCCAGACCAACGGCGCGGGGGGGGGCGACGAACGAGACACAGTGCTCTCGCTCGCGCTCGTTGCCGCGTCGCTGTGCGTACCTGACGGCTCGCCGATGTTCGCCGATGACGAGATCCACGAGGCCGTGGCGGTCCTGAGGCGCAAGTCTCAGCGCACCGTCGAGACGCTGCAGCGGGCGTTCATCGCGATCAACGGCCTGACGGACGAGGAGGTGGAGGCGGCCGTGGGAAAATCCACCGAGATCCCGAGCGCTACATCCTCCTCCGGATCGCCCGTGATCTCGGATTCCCCAGCGTCCGGAGCCTAGCACACCACCTCACTCCCGACGACTTCCGGGACTGGGTGGCGTTTTACCTGATCGACGCGAGCGAGCAGGACCCAGAAGTCACACGGTGGGACTCGGAGGAGGCGATGCAACGGAAGCTCCAGGCGGCTGCGGCCCGTAAGGCGAAGGGCGGCTAGTGGCCAGCGTACTCGCAAGCTTGGTCGTGAAAGTTGGGGCCGACGTCACTGGCGTGACGGCCGGGCTCAACACGCTCGAGAAGCGTACCCGCTCGCTCAAGAAGCAGTTTGGGTCGGTCACCGATTCGACGCTGACGTGGCAGGGCGCGCTCAGTGTTCTGGCGGGGGCAACGGGGCTCGCGTTCGCTGCGCACAAGGTTTTCGAGCTCGGGGCGGCCGTAGAGGAAACGGCGTCGAAGTTCCGGACCGTCTTCGGGCCGGCGACGCAGGATGCCCAGCGGTTCCTCGATGACTTCGCGGCGACCGCCGGGCTGACGACTACGCGGGGCCGTGAGCTCCTGGCGACCACGGGCGCGATCACGCAGGGGCTCGGGTTCACGCAGCGCGCGTCGGCGGGGGTGTCGGAACAGGTCGTTCGCATGGCTGCCGATATCGCGTCATTCAACAACACGCAGGGCGGCGCTGAGCGGGTTACCCAGGCGATCATCTCCGCGCTCAACGGCGAAACGGAAGCGCTGAAGGAGTCGGCCAAGGTCGTGGTCCTCCAGGCCGACGTGATGGCGAAGGCTGCCGAGATGACCGGCAAGGCCACGGGCGAGATCACGCGCCAGGACAAGGCGCTCGCGACCCTCGCGCTGATCGCGGAACGAGCGGGAGTCGCGATGGGCGACCTCGGCCGGACCATGGACTCGCCCGCCAACCGCTTCCGCGAGCTTGTCGCCGATGTGCTGACGTTCCGCGACACGGTCGCACACGCGCTTCTGCCGGCGATGACCAGGGTCTTGGACGAGCTGACTACACTCGCGGGATCGGATGGCTTCACGGGCCTCGGGGAGACGATCACAGAGAACAGCCGGAAGATCGCGGCGTGGGCGGGGTTCGCGATCGCGGCGGGGAAGTTCGCAGCCCAGGCGTTCGCTGCGCCGCTTCGGATTGCGTTCAATCTCGGTCAGGTCATCGGCGAGCTAGCGAACGCGCTGATGTCTTTGGCGCAACGCGACTTCGCCGGCGCCTCCGCCGCCGCTTCCAGGATGTTGGGCAACTTCGGCGACATGAGGACCGTAGTCGACGAAATCATCGAGAGCTTCACCAACATGCGCGTCGCAGCCGGTGAGGCGTTCAGCACGACCGACTTCGCCGCCGCTGTCGTGACCGCACTGGAGCAGACCAACGACGTACTGACGAACGTGGAGGTCCGGGGCAAGGAGATCGCGGAGTCGTTCGCGAGCAACTTCGCAAGCGCTTTCTCCGATCTCGTGACCAGGGCCAAGGGGTTCGGTGAGGCGTTCAGCGCGATGGCGAAGGGCATCCTGTCCGACCTGTCGCGCATGCTCGGCCGTATGCTGGCGGTGCGCGCCCTGCTCGCGGTCTTCCCTGGCCTCGGCACGGGCGCGGGCGCCTTCGTCCCGATACCCGGACTGGCCCACGGTGGCCCCGCCCAGGCCGGTCGGCCCTACGTCGTCGGCGAGAAAGGGCCCGAGCTGTTCGTGCCGAAGACCTCGGGCCAGGTCGTCCCGAACAACCAACTGTCCAACGCTACGGCACCGGTCGTCAACATCACCTTCCCGCGTCCCTCTAGCGCGGTCGAGCGGGCGCTCTACGAGCAGTGGGTCGAGTACTTCGAGCAGGCGAAGCACAACGGCGCCGTGAGGCTCGCCTGAGATGCCCGCTTCGACTATGTGGCCGTGCGTTCGTCCCGGCCTTCGGGTCGAGTTCCCGTCACTCCATCGGCGCAACATCGTGGCGCTCTACGGAGCCGAGGCTTCGCCGACACGGATCGCGCGACTGTACGACGTGAGTCACAATGTGATATACCGCGTGCTCCGCGAGGAGAGGGTGGTGCTGCGCGGCATTTCGTGGCAACCCACCCGGCATTCGCGAAACACCCCCAAGAGGTGCGCGCGGTGCAAGGAGACAAAGCCGCCCGACGCGTTCAGGTTTAGGCCGGGCACCGCTCAACTAGAGGCGTACTGTCGCCCATGCGATAGCACGTATAACGCTGAGAAGCGCAGCAAGAACCGCGAGGCCCGCCTGGCGGCTTGTCGCAAGTGGCATCAGGAGAACAAAGATCGGCAGCGGGCTACCAACAAGCGATGGGTGAAGGCAAACCCAGAACGGGTGAGGGCAAGTTGGCGCAGAGCTCGCGCGCGTCGCAGAAATGCCGAGGGTGAGTTCACTGAGGCCGACACTAGCCGGCTTCTCGTGGAGCAGCGCGGCACCTGCAATGGGTGTGGGGGCGACATCCGGGAGACTTGGACGGTGGATCACATCATGCCACTGAGTCGCGGCGGCTCCAACTGGCCCGACAATATCCAACTGCTGTGCGCCCTATGTAACAGCAAGAAGGGCAATCGGACCATGGAGGAGTGGACCGATGCCGCGTAAGGGCAATAGTGGTTTTAGGTGGGTTCCGACCGGCGAGACCGAGAAGACGCACGTCCTCGCGCGTCCGATGGCGCTACAGGTAGCGGCTACCAGGCGCACGAATCGGTGGACCCGCGACTCGCTTGACCTTTCGTCACGCGAGGTAATCAGTGTCGGCTCGGGCCGCGAAGAAGTCGAGGCGACGCTGCGCTACGACAAGGACACCGAGAACCTCATGCGGCTGCTGAACGACGCGGCCAACGGGACCGTGGTCGACTACTATCCGCACCTCGCGGGCTCCCAGAAGTTCTCGCTCTGGCTGATCGGCGAGCCGACCGACCTGGGTCCCGACCCGAGTGGCGGCGGCGAGTACATGATCCGCGTGCGCTGGCGCGATGCTTCCGCGTCGGGCACGGGCCTCCAGCGCCTGTTCTCCCCCTGGTGGTACAAGTACGCCGGTGGGATGGCACGTGGCGGCGACATGACGTTCACGCGCGCGACGACAGCCAACTACCGGAACAACCTCGGCGTGCTGACTTCGGCCGCGTCCGGTGCGCTGCGTGACGGTCATTGGGTCGAGAACGAGGCTGGGTTGCTCGTGCCGTCTACGCTGCTGGAAGGCGCGCGCGTCAACAAGTTCACGCAGCCCGAAGACCTGACGCATGGGGACTGGACGGCGACGAATCTCAGTGCGCGCAATGCAGACCAGGCAGGCGACCCCGAAGGCGGGACGACGCTGGATGAGTTGGTCGAGAACACGTCGGTCTCCGCTTTCCACTCAATCCTCCAGGCCAGGACCCTAACGGCCGACGTTAACTACGCATTTTCGTGCTTCTTTATTGCGGATACGCGGACGCTGGTCGCCCTACGGATCTTCGAGACCGCCGCCTCCGCTAACGAGGTGCGGGCGTGGTTCGACCTTGCGACGGGGGCAGTAGGCACGACTAGCGCCATCGGCACTGGAACGTTTGCGCGCGCCTACGTCGAGGACCGGACGAAGGTAGTGGCCGGCCTCTACCGCTGTGTGCTCGTGGGCAAGGTCGGCAACAGCGCGACGGGGATCAGTGCGCGCGCGGCCCTCGCGATAGCCGATGGGTCCAGCCTCTACACCGGCGACGGCACCTCCTCCCT